GGTTGTTTACTTGCTGCGTATCAACCTCTAGGTATTTATGCGCCAGCTCCAATTGTTGCTGGTACACTAGAAGAAAATATGCCTTTATCTCAGAGACCACATATATATATTTATCCACAAAATTCTCAGGGTGGAGAAATGATTCTACCTTTTTTCTATCATAAAGATTGGATAGATGCAACTTCAGCTGGTGACTTGGTTAATATGGGTACCATAAATTTTTCTTCACTTACTTCACTTTTTAACGCTAATGGTTTAACAACAGAAACTATCAATATTAAGGTGTATGCTTGGGCGGATAGTTTAGAGTTAGCAGGTCCCACAATTGCTTTGGCAGTTCAATCTGGTAATGATGAATATTCCAATAAAGGATTGATTTCTAGGCCAGCTTCAGCAATAGCGCGTTCTATGAATATGTTATCTAAGTTACCAGTTATAGGTCCTTTTGCTACAGCCACCTCTTATGCTGCTGGTGCTGTAGCTGATATAGCAGCTTTATTTGGTTACACAAATGTTCCTGTTATTGATGATGTACATGCATTTAGAAGTAAACCGTATCCCAATTTGGCATCAACTGATATAGGTACACCTGTTGAAAAATTAACCATAGATGCTAAAAATGAATTATCTATAGATAGTAGAACATGTAGTCCAATAGGTGATGATGAACTTGTAATAAGTAAATTTTGTGGTAGAGAGTCATATTTATTTGCAACTACCTGGGCATCTTCTTATATAGAAGGTGAAGGTTTATTCTTTATGTTCGTTAGTCCATCATCATTCTATAGAACTGCTATAACAGGTGGTTTTAAAATATACTCAACACCTATGGATCATGTGTCACGATGTTTTAATTTTTGGCGTGGCGATATAATATATCGTTTTAAATTTATTGCTTCCAAATATCATACTGGACGTGTGCAAATCAATTGGGATCCCCATGGTGGTATAGGTACAGTTGGTGACTATACACCAGAAACTTACACTAAAATTGTTGATATATCGGTTGATAATGAAGTAGAAATTAGAATACCTTATACTCAAGCTTTAGCGTATTTGACTTGTAATAATTCTAATTCTCAAACTTTTTTGAAAAATTCTACATCAACATCTGGTGTAGGTTCACGATTTAATGGTATTATTACTATGCGTGTTTTAACCGCTCAAACTAGTCCTGTTGCATCAGCAGATATCAAAGTTTTAACATTTATCAGAGCCGCAGAGAATATTGAATTTGCATCACCAATAGATAGAATTGCAAGCTCAGCAGTGTATTCGCCTTATGCACCCCAAAGTGGTTTACAGTATGATATTGATACTACATGTACTGACATTGGTATTACGCCATCGAAGGCTGATCCGAATATCAATTTATTATACATGGGTGAATCTTGTGTTTCATTAAGACAATTAATGCGAAGATCTGTTCTTTATAAACGTAATGTTTCCGATATTAATTTGGCTGTAGATTCATTTTATTTTATGAAAACAACTTTGAATAGGAGTCCACAATTTCCTGGTTATGATCCTGTTGGTGTAAATACTGCTACAGGTATTATATCTGGAGTATCCGCACCTTACAATTGGACTAATTGGTCTACTACTACTTGGTTTAGTATGTGTTTTGTAGGTAGTAAAGGATCTTATCATTATACTGTCAATCCATTTGCAAAAGGTACCATTTTTAGTTCCACGGTATCTCGTAGTAATAAGCCATTAACAACATATACAACATCTACCAATATTTCTATAGTTACATTTGCAAACAGTTTTAATTCTCAAGTGGCAAATGGTCAGGAGACAGCTGGACTATATGGTTTATCTGTAACAAATCAATTATCTCAAGCTGGACATATGGTTTCATTACCATTATATAATAATTATAAATTTATATCTAATTCTGTCCTTGATAGAACAGAAGGTGCTTCTTTTGATGGTACTGATATAGACACAATGGTTATAACATCCACTTCCGGGGTTAATGTAGTGGATAAAGCTGGATTTGTAGGTTTTGATATGTATGTGTCAGCTGGTACAGATTTTTCGTTGATTTTTTTCCTAAATGTTCCTACATATTTTGAATATTCATCTGTGCCAATTGCTTAGTCGTCAGACTTTAAAATGAAAGGAGTTAACCTTTAGAAAAACCTGATGTATTATTCAGACAACTTTAAGTTGAAATAATACAAAATAAAAACTCGATGGTCGATGTCGAGTCTTATATCTTTATATAAGTTTTAGATCGGAGACGGG